GTTTTATAGTAACTCTCAATTACATATCAATTCCAGGGTATAGTTCAGAACCCAAAGATATTACGTTTCCTGCTTCGCTTTTGACGGGAGCACTTGCTACATTCGGCCTTGAAGGATCTAAGAAAAGTAGTAAGAAAGACGATAAAGTTGCAATGGGAGATGGTATGGTTCAAACTATAAGGGTAATAACACCTATCAAAATAGAAGGTGCTGAAGTAATTGACCCTAAACCTAAAAAATGAAAAAGCTACTTCCATTTTTATTCTTAATGTCAGCACCAGCTTACGCTGATATAAAACAAGAATTTGTCACTTCTGCACAAATTTCTATTGACTCTCCTTATGTAATTACAAATGCTGCTCCTAACAGTTACAGCATAAGCGGAAATAATATAACAACTTCTACAGGATCAGGAGATTCTCAAGTTACAAACGGAATTGGTGGGCTTAACTTGGCGAGCATTACTAACGGACTAGCTGGAGTTACAGCTACTAATAAAACAGTAACAACTGCTGGATCGGCTTTCAGTTTTAGTGAGAGTTATCAAGCTGGAGATGCTACGCAATCTGCTATAACACCTAGTTCTGGGATAGCAACTCTTCCTGTGCTTGGTGGTCAGACTACTGTTATCTCAGGAGGCACAGCAGGAAGTTTAGCTTTAACATCTCTTTCATCAGGAATACATACTTGTACTGCTGGAGGTAGCGGAACCAGTTGTATTGGCTCTACTACTGTCCGTATTACGATTGACTAGATTTTGGTTATTACTTTTACTACTATGTCCTATAAGAACACTTGCTGTTCCTGTAGTTCCACAATTTCGTAGTGGTTCGAGTCAGACTTCTTCAACATCTGAATCAGTAATAAATGAAACTATCACAAGTCATCAATACAGAACTGGATATAGCTACTCAAGTTCTGGACATAATATCGAAAGTGCTGATCTTAACGGATATATCAACCCTACAGCTACAACTCTTACAGAACAAACAGTTGGAGGAGTAAATTTTAGTTGGACTTCACCAAACTTAGAGGCCGTTCCAAGATGGAAAGTAGTAACTCCAGGATCAGCCTTTTCCCTCCAAGAAACTCTAATAACACCAGGGTTAGACACAGTAACGACAATAACAAGAACAATAAATACAAGCACCACAGTAGAAACTACAACTACATTTGGGCAGTAGCTTTACTTCTTTGTCCTACTAAGGTTTTAGCTAATACAACCGTGGCATCCCCAAGTTCCAACGCTCAGGGGGTCGTTAACAACAATGCCACCATGATTACGCCATCTGCTATGCCATCTTTCAGAATGAGTCAGGGTATTGTTTGTGCTTCTCCTAGTCTTACCATTACTCCTTATGTGACAGATGCTCATACATTTTCCTTACCTAGAGAAACTGTTACCAGACAAAATATTTATGATGAAACTACTGGAGCGATAAAATATGTGCAGGAAACTCCTAGATTTGAAAAGGAAAACTTTAATTTGAATTATGGTATATCTGCTCAAATAAATATCCCATTAGGCAAGTCTCCTGCTCTTTGCCATGAAGCGACCCAAGTAAATATAGAAGCTCAAAAGTTATTGATAAAGAAAACTAAAATGGAAATTAGTTTATATCGTTTGGAGATGTGTGCGAAACAGGCAAAATTAGGTGTTACCTTCAAACCTAATACTCCTAGTGCTGTTACCTGTGAAGATATTGTTGTTAAAATTCCACCCAATCAAGTTATCCCACATACTCACAAATTAAAGTAGACAAGCCACGGGCTGAGGTAAAGCTTGTCTAAATGAGGTATCTAACAACCTTCTATCACTTTACATCTTTTTTCTTCTTTGTAAGTTTTTTAACGATATTCTTAATAGCTGGTTTTATTAAATTGAGAATAAAAGGGCTACTCGCAGCCACAAGGCCAATAATAGCAGTAGAGACAATAGTGCTAGGTTCTGGGATGTATTGATCGACAAAAGGAACGTCTTCATAGATAGTTATACATTCGATCCCATCATCTCCTCTTTTATGTGAAATAACACGTTCCAGTTTCTTTTCGTTACGAAAATCTCCTACTCTCTGATCTTTTTCATCAGGACAAGGTGGTATAACTATTTCTTCTTCTTTAGCTTTTGGTATCTCTGTATTTTGTGTTTCTGGTAAAGCATCTGCTTGGTTATCAACAGGTGCTTGCTCTGTAATGACAAGATTCTCAGGTGTATAGTCAAGAGGAATAAAACTAGGGAACGGAAAATCACACGTTGTAAATACACCATTAGGATCTTCCAATAATAAATTACGATTACCAGTATTTTTTATATCACGATGCTGATAAGTACAACCAGGAACATCTATCTCAGGCGGTGTTGTAATGGTTAGATAATGAGGAGTATATATTTCTGGTACGTCTGGGATAGAAATATCAGGTATTTTTATATCAGGTATCTCCATCTTCTACCTCACCGATAGAAATAGACCAGCCATCTTCTCCAAATTTACCTTTTTCTATAATTTTTGGTTTCTTTACCTTTTTATCTAATTCTTCGTGATATTTTTTTATGTCATTATCTAGCTCTAAATTGAATTTTTTCATTCGCATCCAATGAACTAACTTATCTATATAGTATTTTATTAACTTCTTAAAAAATTGAAAAACCATTAGTCATACGCATCTCTTTTCTTCAATACTTCTACTTCTGCAAAGCATTTAGGACAAGATAAATTAGTCATCACAGAAAACTCAGGATAACCATTCATATTCTCTTCAATATCAATGTGACAACCGATTATTAATTTAGTATCGCACCAATAACACTTCATAGACCAAGACCTTTTAGAATAGGTAAAGATTCTCCTGTTGTGTTAGGTAATCCTTTATCTAATAGCTTTGGCATCATTCCTTGAACATTACCTAAAACTTTATTCATCATTTTTGTTTGGAACTGTTCTGAAGTTACATACTTGTAACCAAAGTACGCTCCACCACTCATGGAGGCTACCATTACAAATGAGATGATACTCAAAACATTAGCAATTTTTTGAAACATGATAAAATATGCCCTAATTAGAGCCATGTCAGTTATGACATTAGCTACATTACTGTTAATTATAGGTCTATCTCCACTCTACGTCACTTTAGGAGCAATAAGACATCAAATGATAAACAAACCTAACAAGTAGATTTAATTCTACAGGACTTTGTTCTACACGCTCCAGAACAATAAATTTTACGTTGTTCCATCGTGTTAAAACTTGTACCACAAACAGGACACTCTCTTACAAGTATCCCTTCTACTTTTTTACGTTTTCTTTTATAGGTTGTTCTTTACTCATTTCTTGCAGTAGCAGTTGATATGCTTGCACTCCACCTTCTAAACGTAAAATATATTGCCTTTGATTAATTATTTCCTGTTGCCATTCAAGAATCTGTTTTTCAATAGTTTCTTTCATTAATATAAAGTTTTTCCTAGTGTAACCGCAGCATCTTGTTCTGTGAAGTTTTCAGTTGTCCAAATGCTAGTCGTACCATCTTCTTTTGTATAACCTTTAATTCTTTCTAAATGATCTACATTTCGTTTGACTCTTTCTTTTTCTTCAGTCGTTAAAGATTCTAACGCTGCTAATCTATTTATAACAGTCACGCTATCGCCAGCGTTTTTAAATAAAGTTGCGATTTCCTCTGTGGTACGTTCAGCCATAATTAAACAATAGTAAGAGTATCACCCGAACTTACAGTAACAGTGATGCCTGAGTTTACAGTAATAGGTCCTGCTGCCATTGCATTAGACCCACTTAAAGTATAGTCAGCAGCTACAGTTTTAGCATTTTCATAGAACGCAGCACCATTAGTTACAGCAGAAGCACTTATAGAAAAACTTAAAGCTGGTATTCTAAATTTAGTTATATTGCCATCACCTAAAGTTATTTCATTGTCTACAGTCGCAGAACTAGCAGCAGCATCATGACCAATAATTATATTATTATCACCACTTGTTAAATCATTACTTCCTGAGTTTGCAGAGTCGTGGCCAATAATTACGTTTTTAGAACCAGAGCTAAGATCAAGTCCGCTACCCCTCCCAATACAGACATTTTCCGTTGCTGAAGTGGCGTCTTTTGCGGATTGATAGCCAATAAAATTATTGCTTGAGCCTGTAAAATCTTGTCCAGTAAAACCTCCAATAATTATGCTATTACTTCCACTACTATATTGACCTGCTTGTTGTCCAACACAGACATTATAGCTGCCTTCAGCATCAGCCATTAATCCAACAATGGTATTAGATTGTGAAGTTGTGATTGATTCACCTGCTCTACGACCGAGACAAGTGTTCATTGATCCTGTTGTAATATATCTTCCAGCCCCATCCCCAAAACAGGAATTATCAAAAGAGGTACTGTGTTCTGCTAATGCGTAGGCTCCAAACGCAGAATTTCTATTTCCCGAAGTCGTTGCAGTACCAGCATCAAACCCAAAAAATGTGTTTTGAGTACCATTAGTGATGCTATCACCAGCATTAGTACCTCCTACAGTATTGTTATCAGCGTCAGATGTAACCCCACCACCACCGCCAATTTCTTTGACAGTTCCACCGTCATTTACATACAGTTTCTTAGCAGAAGTATCTAAAGCAACTTCACCGCTTGTTATATCACTTGTTGTGGGTGTGCTAGTACCTCGTTTTAGCTTAATAACATTAGCCATTGGCCTTTACCTCCTATGGTCTAAAATGTTCCACCATCTACATCAAAACCAGATGTAGATCCATCCTCCAAAAATGTAACCAGGTCAGACAACGCAACTTGTTTCATCGTTCCAGCGTCATTTGTTACGAAACGATCTCCTGTAGCAAGTGTTGTAGAAGTGGCAGATGTAGTTCCATCACAAGCTGCATTAATTTCTGTCGCTGTCGCTGTTACCCCATCTAAAATATTTATCTCTGAGGTAGTAGCAGTCACCCCATCCATAATATTTAGTTCGGAAGTTGTAGCAGTTACACCATCCATTATGTTTAGCTCTGAAGTCGTTGCTGTGACTCCATCCATAATGTTTAATTCTGAGGTGGTGGCTGTTACTCCATCCATGATGTTCAACTCAGTGGCAGTTGCAGTAACACCATCGAGAATATTCAATTCAGCAGTTGTTACAGTAGCTCCATCAAGAATTTGTATCTCTGTTGATGTTATTGCAGCTAGAGCAGAAGAAGCACCTGACTGCATACCTGATAAGTTATCTAAATCAGCGTCATAAGCTTGAACATTAGAACCGATTGCTAAACCTAAACTAGCTCTTGCAGTAGATCCACTCTCAAGTACAAAGTTTGACCCATCTCCAACAATAAAATTACCATCAGAAGGTGTAAGACCTGCAATATCAGATAACTGAGCGTCAAAAGCCTGTACGTTTGTTCCGATTGCTAATCCTAATGCTGTTCTTGCTGCACTTGCACTTGTAGCACCCGTTCCACCATCTCCAACAGCAAGAGTTCCTGTGATAGAACTAGCGGAAAGATCAACAGCCATTTCTGTTGATTCAATTACTATTCCACCATTGGATTTAAGATCAACACTAAACTCATTACCAGATTTATCTAAACCATCTCCAGCAGTTAAGTTTCCACCACCACTAAATTGTGTATAAGATAAATTATTAGTGCCGACAACAGCAGATCCTTTGTCAGAACTACAAACAAAGCCTTCATCAGCTTGTGTAGAACCTTGCTCAACAAAGGTGAACATTCCAGCAGCATCGACACCAGCAGCTAAATCATCTGTTCTTGCCCATGTACTTGCTTTACAAAGATATAGTCCGTTCTGACTTGCTGTACTTTGGTTCTTAACTAAAACTCTTTCATCAGCAGAAACAGCAACGCCATCAATAGTTTGCGTTCCAGAAAGTGTAATGTTCGCAGTAGTAGCAACCTTAACACTGTCTTTAATATCTAATCCTTGACTGACACCATCTACATATCCCTTAGTCGCAAAATGAGCATCAGCAGTGGGCGTAACTCCTGTTACTGGATTGGTTGCAGCAGCTAATTCGTCTACTCTATTTACTTGTACACCTGCATCAAAATCAGATATTTTTGTATGTGCAATGGAAGGAATATCAGCAGCAACTAAGGCTCTAAATGTAGGTGCAGCAGCACTTCCAGAAGCAGCACCAGCTAAAACATGATTGGTTGTTCTTGTTGTTGTCTTATCAAAAAACGCTCCAGTACCACCAACAGTAATAATTGAACTCGCAGAAGGTGGTGTAGAACCATTGTCACCAAAACCATAATATAATTTCAGATCGTTTTCGTTAAAAGCTAATTCTGATGGAGATAAACTAGAGGGAGCACCTGCCGATCCACTCGCTGCTCTCTTTTTAATTCTTATAGTGTTAGACATGGCCTAAAAGTTTCCTCCATTAACAAGTGTTAGTTTGGTAGTAGTATCATCTGCTTTTAATGTACCACTAGATGCGTGATAATACACCACCGAATTGTCAACTGCACTAGATGTATCTATAGCAGTCGAAGCTCCTTGAGAACCTTGAGTTGCCACCGTGACAACCCTTGTTTCACCGTTAACAGTAACGGTATTTTTGGTGGTTGTAATGTTGACTTGACTCATGTGGTTGTGTAGCCCTCACTCATAAATATCTTACCCTCTAAATAATATTCTTTAAGACCCGATCCATCAACTAATAACACATCGTAAGCTAATATTTCTGGAGTAAATGTTGTTGTTTGGGTGTCTGTTAATGCTATAGAAAAAGATCCTGCTGCTCTATCTGTATAAGTAACAGCCCAATCTGCATATTTTGTGGAACGTGATTCATCCCAAACCTGTGCTGCTACTGTATATCCTGTTAAATTTATTGCCGTTCCAGAGTTATCTTTCAGCACAATAGGAACACTGTGATCTGACCTTCTTTGAACGGTCATGTTGTATGTTCCAGGTGCTATTGCCATTAGGTTGATACTTCGTAAAGTGTTATACAGCTTGGAGCACTATCATTAGAAATCCTCATTTCTGCACTATTACCTGTGTGATTGGTAGTAAATTGAACCTTATATGTAGTTGCTGATGTAGTTGCAGGTGAATCTAACTTTTGAATAGTATAGCCACCTTCAGAAATAATTCGACTTTGACTTGTTACACCAGCTTCAATGTGAACTGCTCCTGTATGAGTTGATATTGCTGTGCTACCTCTCAAAAGTTTAAAACTTCCGCTAGTTTCAGTAGCTTCTCTAATCAAAAACCATTGCATTGAAGCGACTACTAATATTTTACTCGAATTGCTTGAAGGGGTTATGGCTGCTGTAACTCCAGAATCAACAAAACTACCACCTGTGTCGCTAACTTGACTCGTTGTTTCTGCATGAACAATTTGTATAATTCCACCATCAGCACCACTAACTAAACCACCGACAGGAACGATTGAATTGACTTTAAGTTGGCTCATGCTGCTACCTCCATTACTGTGATTGAAGAAGCACATTCTTTTGTGTACTGAATGTCATTCTGATTTCCAGTTCTATTTAAATACATTGTTTCTGACCCATGTGCTTGTGCAGAAACTTGAATATGATATGTTAATTGAGAAGTGCTTGATGGGCTATCAAGATACTGAAAAGCAACATTATATACACTATTATCTTCAGCAGTTGGAGTGCCTGTTGTAACTCCTTGACGGCTTGAAGAATCAGCACCTTGAAATATATCTGTTGAACCTCGCTGTAGTGCAAAACCTGTTCTATTGTCAGCAGTACCACCAACAGTCATATTGACAAAAATCAAAACTTTTGAACTTGTTGAAGATGGAGTAATATCTACTGTCATGGGAGTACAATCAACAAGTGAGCTACTTGATGTTGAAAATTGGTTTGTAGTAGCTGTACTAACAACTTGTAAAATCCTTGAAAGATTATTACCTGATGTATCTTGTAAATTATTAACTTTTAATGTACTCATGGCTTGGGATATTTAGCTTTAACTGCTTCGATTGCTTTTGCAAAACTACCACTTGAAGTAACCGTGCCAGCGAGAATATCTTTATAAAGATTGTCTAATTGATCTCCGATTGATGGGTATATTGTGTCTGTCGTGCCAGCAACACCAGTTCTTTGACGTTGATATAAAGAAGCAGCAGCTTCAGCATCTAGAGTTGTTCTTGCAGCATCTATAAGAGATTGATCTAAACTTATAGAATTACCACTTGCATCAAAAGCTCCTGTGCCGTCATCAATCGTTACAGCATTTGGATAGGCTTTGCGTATAGCTTCGTGATCTAAGGCCATAATCAGTTTTTAATTAGATTATACATGGAAATACTCATCCTGATACCTCCATTACTGTAAGCCAGCTTAAACCACGTTCTAATGAATCAAAGTTTCCATCATTTGCTGTTCGGTTGTAGTATAAAGTACCACTACCGCTTGCTAAT